TCGGCTTGCGCCTTCAAAACTGGCATTCAGTTTGATGTTATTATTCTGGCCACTGGCACGCAATAACGCGGCACCCGTTTTTTGTAATAACGTTTTAAACATTAAAGCCCTTTACTAGAAGTTAACAACGCATACTTTTTACGACCTCGTTTTTTAGCAAGATCGGTTTTTATTTCCTTGCGTAAACTTTTAAGCGATGCAATATCCGTCGGCCCATAGGCCACCGTTCGGCCATTCATGGAAATGGACACCACGCGCCTTCCCTGCGCCAGACTTAAAATCGCGATCTCGATTTCTTCCAGATTCGTTTGGGTATACATTTTTTTCCTTAATGCAGTAAATGACTCTTAACCACTTTGGGTCGACGCCTTGTTTTGCTTTGTGTTTTCGGCTCATTTTTTTGCATGAGATATAAATGATGCAACTGCTCCAGATTCACCCTGCGATGTTGTTGTAATATCCGAATCGCAGCAAACGCATACACGCGACAGTCCAGTGCTTCGTTGCGTTGGCCCGCGCCTTTTGTCCATTCAAAATACTCCATCCCTCGGCGATATTTTTTTATTTTGGTTTCAGCGGTGGCCTGTTTAAAATACTCTTCATCGTAAGTATCACTAATCGGCCAGTGACAATAACCGGGGCCGGGTTCCAGTAAGTTGTAACGCTGGTAGATCGTTTCTTTTGCGGTATCGGTTCCAACGAAGGTGAGATACACGCCTTTTTTATTTTTGGTTCGGGGGAAATCTGCCACGGGTCGTCCCGGTGTACTTGCCCCTTTGATGGGGATCATCCAGCGCACACCATGCTTTTTACTGAACTGATAGACCTCATCGGTGAAGTGACCTCCGGAGTCAATGCACACCGCTTTTATATCCATCAAGATTCCATCTTCACGCATATAGGTTTTACGTAGCATTTCTGCGAGGATATTCCAGACTTGGGGTTTGGTTAGATCATTGTACAAACGAATGTAATCAACGGAAAAAGATTCCTCACCTAACCCCCATGCCACGATTTCACATTCAAGTCGATCATCCTGACAATCCACACCGGCAGTTAAAATTAAACTGCCTGCGGGTACGGGCGCGTTGTAATGTTCACGGCGTTGATACAGAAAGTGATGTTCTACTGTCTCACCCGTCTCTTCCCATGTTTCACCAAGGGACGTATTCGTCCAGGTAATCATCAGGGTAGGATCACCCTGTTCTAGATATTTTTTCGCTTCCAGAAATTTCGCCACCACATCCTGAACACGCGCTTTAGGAAAAGGCGAATACAGCTCGTTTAAATAAAACCCGGCGATACCATTAAAGGGTTTATCCGCTTTCCACTTTCCCTGTTGCAGGGCTTTGTTTTTTTGTGCGTTGGTAAACGCTTCTTCGCAGTGTCTGCATTTGAAGCGCGCGGTTTCAGGATCGTGTTTGCCATACACTAAATGGTCCTGGGTTTCATCCTGATCCCAGACCACCATGGTCCATTCGAGTTTTTGAGATTCACCACAATGAGGACACGGAATATAAAAATGGCGCTGATCCGAGAGTTCCATTTCCCGTTCAATTTCAGAGACGGTTTTGATGGTGGGCGAACCACCGAGTATAATTTTACGGTTGTGAAAGGTTTTTCCACGCTCGTACACTAATTTAAGCGAGTTACCTTCCCCCCCCGCATTGCGTGAACAGCGATCCGGTTCTTCGACCAGAATAATTCTGATCGGGGATGAGGCTAATTTGCTGGGCGCATTGGAACCCACCAACTCCAGATGTCCACCTTGAAAGTTTTTACTTTCTAAAGTGTTACCACTGTCTCGGCTTTTAGCTTCAGCCACTTTTTCTTTTAACGGTTCGGTGTCCCGAATCATCGGGGCCAGCTTTTCTTTGCTGTAACGTTTGGCCATGCCATCTGTTGGAAACAGAATCAGCATGGGTGCGGGGTCTTGATCGATGTAGTAACCCACCGCGTTATTAATCACCCCATCTGTCCAGGCGACCTGTGCGGATTTTTGGCAGACGATTCGCTCAACGTAGCGATCCGTAATGCAGTCGAGTATTTCTTTTAGATAAGGGGTAACACTGACGCGATACGGGCCGGGAAGTGCGCAGTTTTCACGGGAGAGTATCCGGTTTTCTTCGGCCCACTCGGTTACGGTTTTCTCCGGCGGTGGGGCATAGTACTGCGCCACATCCTTTGCTAAACCTTGTGTCGCGCTCATGTAGTGTCTTTTTTAATTAACTGGGTTGCGTGTTCTCTATTTCTGTTTTGGTTTCGATTTCCGCTACTTTGCTTTGCGTGGTTTTATTCTGGAGGTTATCGTGAACGTTATCGTTATCGGGCTTATCTTCATAGGCAGAAAGATTCGTTAAGATAACGCGCACTTCCACGTCGATGACATCTCGCTCTTTATCGCTCAGTGTGAGCATTTGTTTTAGTCGATCCGGCAGGGCCAGAAAACCGGTTTTGGTGGCAATCACTAATCGCGACCAAACCGCTTTCACTTCATTGGCCGGTAGCAGCTCACCACGCTTTGCTTGCAGTTCCAACTCTTTGTCATCGGCCTGCGCTTTAATGAGCCTTAATCGCTGGGCTTGTATATCCGTGGTTTTAACTTCCTGACCCAGTGCGCGATCTTGTAAGTAGGCGACATAGCCTTGCACCGCACCCACTAGTTCATATTTACCGCGCTCGGTTTTGGGGATGATACCTTCCTTGGCTAACTGACGTATTCGTCGCTCACTGAGGTTAAAGAGTTTCGCAATAGTGGATGCAGGATACAGCGGCATTTTCTGATTCATTAAGCAGCCTCATTGATGTTTGGTGTTTTAATTTTTTGCCGTTTGTTTTTAACCGCTTCAAACGATCTGTTATCACTTTCTAATTTGGCCTTTTTTCCGGTGTAGGCTTGCCAGCGTTTTACAATGACATCGACCCACTCGGGTAATAACTCCATTGTGTGGCAGATGCGTTTGGTTGTTTCGCAAGCCATCAGCGTGGTACCACTGCCACCGAAGGGTTCGATCACAACATCGTTTTTTTCACTACTGGATTTCATCGCCCGTGCAATCATCTCAACTGGTTTAGGGGTAGCGTGTCCGTGTCGGTCATCCCCTTTAACACGCTCGAAGCACCAGACGTTGGTCATGTTTTCATGGGCATTGTCAAAGTAGGCGCGGGTTTTATAAAACTCACTTCGGATGCTCTCGTGATCTTTTAACAGGGACGTGTGTTTTGATTTTGTCTCATCATATGGGCGTAGAAACGCTTTGCCATTTGCGGCGGCTTGTAACTTGTCATAATTTTCTTTTGAGATCATTGTCCACTGGCTGGTGGTAAACCAGTGGGAGAACATGTGGGTGGCGGTAATCTCATGGATGTCTTTTGCGGCCCAGTTCATTTTTTTGCGCTCATCATCTAAGTATTGGCGCAAGGGCTCCCAGCCTTCCCAATAGTTGTCTGCGTTATTATTAAAACCTTGTTCACCGATCATAAAGAAAAGACAGCGTTCGGTTTGTTCTGGGTAGCCACGCATTTCCGGGGAGGACATACCAATGGCATCGGCATTGCCCTTGACGGTGACTTTGGCCCAGACAATTTCATTGCGCAGGGTCAGGCGTTCACTTTTTTGTAATCCACCTATGTACCAGAGTCGCCATAGATCTGGGGCATTGCCCCAGATATAGACACTGGCGTTATCTATTAAAAAAGTTCTAAAGGTGGCCCACCATTCCAGCTGAAATTGATCGAGTTTATCTTCGTAGAGGTTGTCATTGGCGACACCGTCTTTTTGTTTGCCCATACCGTAAGGGGGATCGGCATGTAAGAGCGTGGCTTTTTTACCGTTCATTAATTTTTCAACCGCATCAATGTAAGTGCTGTCACCACACATCACCCGGTGTTTACCTAAGAGCCAAACATCACCGGGTACACTGACAGGATCTTCGGGGATTTCAGGGATGTCATTTTCATCGGTGAGGCCTTCTTCATCTTCAAACAGCGCTTCAAGATCCATCAGTTCGGATAACTCATCCTCATCAAAGCCGGTCAGGTCTAAATCAAAGTCCAGACCATCCAGTTCGTGGAGTTCGAGTGCGAGCAGTTCCATATCCCATTCGGCCTCCTCCCCTACGCGATTATCCGCAAGACGGTAAGCTTTAACCTGCTCGGGCGTTAAGTCATCTGCAATTAATATGGGTACCTCTTTGAGGTTTAATTGCTGGGCAGCGAGCAGTCGGGTGTGGCCCACGATGATGACCATCTCGGCATCCACAACGATGGGTTGTTTCCAGCCAAATTCTTTTATAGAGGCCGCGACTTTGCCCACGGCCTGTGTATTAATTCTGGGATTACGGGCATAGGGCAACACCTTGTCGATAGCGACCAGGGAGATTTTCATAGCAGAACCTTTGTGGGTGATGACAGGAATGTGAAAACACAAGCCCCATCGGCGTGACAGCACTTGGTTTAATTATGGCTAATATTGACAAATATGGACATTCGGCCTATATTTAAACCTATGGAGGTACCCCATTATGAATGTCAGCTTAAGCACAACGTTTGAAGCCTATATCCAGAAGCAACTGGACGAAGGCACCTACAATAACGCCAGCGAAATCATCCGTGAAGCGCTGCGCCTGAAAATGCAACAAGATGAAATTTATCAAACCAAACTGGTTGCACTGCGTAGCGCTATCATCCAAGGCGAGAACAGTGGTGATGCTGCCCCTTTTGATATGCACAATATAATTCAGGAAGCCAAGCAAGATGCCGGGCTGAATGTTTAAACTCGCCCTACGCCCACTTGCTAGACAAGATATTAAATCAATCTGGCTTTACACTTATGAGCAATGGGGCGAAATGCAAGCCGATAGGTATACCCGCGATATGGGGGTGGCGATTGAGGGTTTATTGGAGCACCCAAAACAGGGCAACCCTATCGACCACATTCGCAAAGGCTACCGATTGCTGCACTTCAAACACCACCTCATTATTTATTACTTATCCTCAACTTCGATTGATGTGGCACGAATTTTAGGTGAGAACATGGATGCACAGCGCCATTTATAGTGCCTGATTTCTGCCTATTTCTCAGGGCAATCTGAATGTTTATTCACGCATGTCTAACGCTAGCCCGTCGTCATTAAATGCGCGAAGGGTTGATCTAAATTTTCCAGTACTCTTTGAAATTCAGCCTCAATTAAAGCGCGCTCTTCATCTGTCAGATCAAACTGCTGCTAAAAATAGGTGGGCAACAACATAAAGCGCACGATCATGTCGCCGGAAAACCGTGACCAGACTATGAGAAGCTCATCAATCGACACCAGCTCAGCCCGCGGTTCAGCAACACTTAATTCAATCTCATTTGCTTGTGCGGTGATTAAGCGCAGGCGCTCTGACGGGTACTCAGTCGCCACACTTTGCTGCCCCGAGGCTCGCTCTTTTAAATACTGAATATAACCGCGCACCGCCCCAATCAATTCGTATTTTCCATGCGGGGGTTTAGGTATCACCTTCTCTTTGGCCAGTTGTTGCACCCGTCGTTCGGTTAAATTAAACAAATGGGCAATAGTGGGTGCACTGTAGAGTGGATGGGCATTAGGCATAGCTAACCTTTTGATTATATTTAAGTTTATTGAAATGCAGAGGGGTGGAAATGGGGTCATTTCCGGGCAGTGAAAATTAAAACGCCGCTGTAACGGGCTGTTAGCGATTTTGTATAAGCGTTCTTTGCATCTTTAAAAGAGGCCATTTCCGGTTTTGGGGTTAAGCTAATTTTATCTATATCGCGCGACAGCAATCGCTTAGCGTAAATTTGAGGGGCTTAGCCGGAAACGGAAATGGCTTTTTAAGTTCTGTGTCTAGGGAAAGAACGCGCTGCGAATGACCCTCGGGTTTTCAAGCTCTGGGAAGAACCTATGAATCTTGTACCGGACGTTTCACGTCTTCTGAGGGCGGGATGCACCTGTTTTTTGCGGCGCTTAGAGGGTGTTGTTTTTCGGCGTGAAGCAGTGCTGATTTGCGAGGCATTATTAACACATAACGGAGGTATTGTGATAGCCTTCACAATCTTATTAAGAATAAATATCATTGATCAAGGGAGTGCATCATGTCAGACAAAATCGATTATAAATTTCTCAGTGATCGCGAAGGCGGACGTAAATTATTAGGTTACGTCCCTGCAAGCAATAACAGTAAAAGTGGTGTAACTGTTGCCACCGGCTTTGATTTAGGGCAAAGAAATGAAGCCGATTTAAAAAAACTAAAGCTATCTAAAACATTAATCGACAAGCTTAAGCCTTACCTGGGTGCCACAAAAAAAGACGCACTAGCCGCCATCAAGAAAAAGCCATTAATGCTTAATGCAGCCCAAGCTGAAGAGATTGATAAAGTAGTTAAAAGCACCCACATTACCTCTCTTGCAAGTAAGTACAATGCCGCCATTAAAAATGGGGATACTAAATTCAATGATTTACCACCAGAAGTACAAACCGTTATAGCCTCTGTCTCCTTTCAGTATGGAACCGGCCTACAAAGAAGAGCACCAAAATTCTGGAAAGCCGCAACCTCTCAGGACTGGGAAAAAACAAAAGAAGTTCTTGACGATTTTGGTGATGACTATAAATCCAGAAGAAAACTTGAATCTGACCTACTTAACAACATGAAAAAAAGTAAATGAAATTTAAAACACTAATCCTAATCACATTAGGGTCTTTTATTCTAGGGTGTGAAAACACGCCATCAGATAACGTTCCTAGCGCATATATTTTCGACACCTCATTGAAAAATAGTTATGAGAACTTAAACACTACACTTAATAAAAAACGAATCGAAATAAAGTTCGAACCTGATACTATCGTAAACAATTGCATTGACTACTTATCACAATTAAAGTCATCTGAACTTTTCGATGGCGTAAATAATAAAATCCATCAAAATGAATACCTAATTTGCGAAGCACTTGATTTATTAAAATCTCGAAACGTAAGCGCATCAAATAATAACGAAGATTATGGCAACAAGCTTTCCAATAGGCTCACCTTAACATCCTACCCTTCATCAATTAATCAAGAGTCTGAAGCCTATGGTCTGACACTACAAAAACTTGACCCCAGTCATTTAAAAATAGGCAAACACTCTGTTACCCGAGAAACAGACGACTGGACATATTCTTTACAAGTCATTGCCTCAACTGATTTAAATAATGATAAAGTTGACGATTTAATAATATGGTTACACGATAAAGCAAAAGCAGGTAACTATCACAGTTACACCACACTTATTGTTCCGCTTTACAATAACGATCAACCTTTATCCGCAACGCCATATAATGAATGGCAACCTTGATCACCTCGCACTTTTCAACGCCCGCACCATTGCCAAACTAAACTGGCGTCCAATCACCTGCTCAATTCGTTTCTCAGCCACTTCATAGAACTTATACTGCGGTTTATATTTAACTACCGGCTCAAAGGCCAGCAATAATTGAGTGCCTCGACGTGTACGTTGATAAATACCCGCCACACCCTTCACCACACCACTAAACACATCAGCCCGTTGTAATAGCTTTTGTACTTTGCCCCGTGGAATGTTGCCGTATTTATTACGCTTAAGCGTCACGGGTAACAGGTGCGCTTTATTTTTTGGCTTACGTGTACCGCCCTCCACCACCCACTTTAAATACTCGGCCTGGATATCTTTTATAAACACCTGGGCTTGCCAGTTTGTTTTTGTAGCTTTTTGTATAGCCACGCCTCGTTTGGTAAATGGAGTAGGTCGATCGAGTTGCCGATCCATGGCAATCTTTTCTGATCGTTGTGCGCTTTGTACTGTTTTGGTCAGAGTTAACGCCATGGCAAACGGGATTTGCTTTTGGGCTATGTCATCCATATTTTTAGTGAGCTGTTTAAGATTAGACCGAAGGTTAATAGCTAGAGCATTCATTAAGGTGCAATGAACTTAAATAACAAAACGATACCCGCTCCAAGCAAACCCCATAAAAATCGGCTGATAATATTAACGCGGGTTTCACGTTGTCCAGCATTGAGTTGCAGTTCGCGAATAAACTTATCCTGGTTGTTTAATCGTTGAACTAATTGTGCTGTCTCATTGCGTTGTGCAAGAAGGCGCTCATCAAAGCGGGCAAGTTCAGCCAGGGCGTTTGCCATTTTTTCAAGGCTCTCTTCAATTTTTTCTAAGCGTTTTTCTATCGTCTGACTCATAATACGCCTGCAATATAATGGTTAAAATGTTGAATAAATTGCTCTGTGCTGCCTTTACCTTTTACGGTGTTGTAATGTGCTTTCCAGTAATGGGCCATGCCTTGAATATCATCAACTGCAGGTAGCTTTTCTTTTACCCGACGATAATGTAATCGGCACATCACCACGTTATAACGCAGGTCATATATCAAGCGATCGGCATTCGGATCTTTTATTTCGAATAAGAGTTTCAAGCGATTCACCAGCTCTGGTTTATAGCGCAGATAGTTTTGCCATATATCATCGTGGGTAACGGGTTCCATTTGTATAACACCCAGTGCTGGCCCACCGACTTGTTTGATAAACCGACCGGACAGGGATGCGTATTCTGCTGAACATGAACACCCATTCTGGTCGAACGTGAACACCTAAATCTCACGCATTGGGCTAGTCGTCTTTTTACACTAAGTGTTCACGTTCAGTCAATTTTTGATTGTTTTTTTCGCATAGATTCCCCTTTTAAATTAATTCTATGCGCGTTGTGCATCAGTCGGTCAAGGATGGCATCAGCCAGTGTGTTATCACCGATAGATTGGTACCATTGGTCTGTTGGTAGCTGGCTAATCATCACCGTTGAGGTGCTCCCATGTCGATCATCCATTATTTCCATCAGGTCATTGCGTTGCGCGGCTTTCAGCGGCTCAAGTCCCCAGTCATCCAGGATGAGTAATTCGTTTTTTGCCAGTATTTGCAGGGCTTTGCTATACGTGCCGTCGGCTTTAGTCTGACTAAGCTCTAGTAGTAATCTGGATAGCCTGACATATTTAACCCGGTAATTTTTCAGGCAGGCAGTATTACCTAATGCACAGGCAAGGTAAGTTTTACCGCTACCGCAGGGGCCCGTGATTAACAGGTTTTGATATTTATTAATCCAGTCACATTGCAACAGGGTTGCCATTTTGGCTTGTTTTAATCCTCGGGGATGTTCATAGTCGATGTCTTTTGCGTTGGCTGAAATTTTAAACTTTGCGGCCTTTAATAGCCGTGTTTGTTTACGTTGATCTCTGTCCTGATCTTCACTATCGGTCAGTAACTGTAATCTTTCTTCGAACGATAAACCTTCATAGGTGCCGGGCTGTTCAATTTGGCTAGCCAGGGCTGTTGCCATGCCGCTTAGGCGCAGTGCTCTGAGTTGGGCGAGTGTTTGTTCTATCATGTTTTTTCCTTTTCTTTATTGATTGATTGGGTTAGTTAAAACTTTTAGGTCCACGGATATTTTCGTGGGCTTGCGGTAACAGGGGTAATGGCTCATTGGTTTGTTCTGAGATGAGTTGATCCTGATTACTTTGTAAAATGGATTTAATCTGTTTTAATCGGGTCAGCTTGTTTTTATTGGCAATGGCACAGGCATTGTTGACCCGCGTTGCAGGATAGGTTCTGGATAAATTTAATAAGCCTAAACAAACACGGTAAGCTTGCTGCTCATGCGGCTTTTGTTTGAGCTGGGTTTGCACCCAGAGCAAGACATCATCGCCTAAGTCTTTACCCCAGTTCATTAACCGCCCCGCATTCCACTTGTGGTGTTTTTCATGTTTGATGGGCATGTGTTCAGGTACGGTCGTTGTACCGGGGTAATGTTTCCTTACATGGCTAACGACACGTTGGTTCTGAAAGTACAGCTCAATCAGTTTATCCTTTGCATGTAGCTCCAGACGCTCACCCACAAGATGATGCGGCACCGAGTAAATGTGCGCCTGATACTGGATATGGTAATCCACATTGACCTTTACGGTTTTAATATCCGTGTATTGATAGGCGTGTTTAGGCAGTGGCATTAATGCAGGTTTATCAAGTGAGTCAAACCATTGTTGTCTTGTGCCTTTGAGTTGCTTGAAGGGTTTGTTATTGACCTCAACCATTAAGGCTTTTATGCATTGATTTAATTCTGCCAGTGAGAAGAACGTATGATGACGCAGCCGTGCTAATACCCAGCGCTCAATAATTTGAACGCCCACTTCTGCCTTGGATTTATCCTGTGGTTTAAGTGGACGTGCTGGCATAATGGCCGTGCCATAATGTGCACCCAGTTGCGTGTAGTTACGATTTATTTCAGGATCGTAACGACAGGCTTTTGTAACCGCGCTTTTTAAATTATCCGGTACAATCAGTTTTGGCACACCACCAAAAAACTCAAATGCACGGGCATGGCTGCCCAGCCAGTCAGGTAATTTTTGTGACCAGGTCGCTTCGCAAAAAATATAATTTGAGGCACCCAGTACCGCAACAAATATTTGTGCTGTGCGTATTTCACCTGTCTCACCATTAACAATGGGTACGGTTTGCCCAGCATAATCGACAAACAGTTTTTCACCGGCTTTGTGCGTTTGGCGCATGGAACGCTTTTGCTTTTTAAACCACCCACCGTATAAAAAACAATACTGGGGGTAGCTGTAACTACGGTTGGGATAGGCTTGCGTGTATTCCTCCCAGAGCAAGTGTTTGGTAACCCCTTTTCGTTTGAGTTCCTGATGGACTTCCACCCAGTCCGGTAACTGGAACGGGGACGATTTTGTGACATCCGCTTCTGGGTAAAAATGCAGGGCGAGCTGCTGATCATTGAGCTTCTCAATCTCAGACCAGCTGAGGTTAAGCTCTGTTGCCTGGCTAATGAGCTTTTGAACAACACCCAGACTGACGCGTTGGCTGTGTTGTATTTGCCGTAAACTGAGCGCTGCGCACAGTCTCAAGCGGAGTATTTCTCTTAAATTTCGCATTAATAGTCTTCTCGCTGGCATCACCTTCCCCGAATAAAAAAGAGATAGGCTAACAGTGACTTTGGATCAATGCATGAGGGGATTCTGGCGGAACGTGAACACCGATTCTGGTAACGTGAACAGTGATTCTGGAAAATCACCAAAAGTGTTCACGTTCAGCCAGAATTGATGTTCACGTTGGATCAGAATGAGTGTTCACGTTCCACCAGAATCGGTGTTCATGTTGGGGCAGAATATGCAGAATTGGTTTTTATTTTAATTCTGGCAGTGAAATACTTTATTTTAACGATTGGTGTACCTGGTAATAGAAGTGATTCGCAGAATTTCTCAATATCCAGCCATTTATATGGCGTGTTTTTTAGGTTCCGGTAATAGAGATTAAACCCATCGATATAAACAATGGTTCTTATTGCCGTTTCTGGCTCTAATGAATTCTTGTTAAATGTCATACTTGGAATTTTCGAGGTTTTCTAATAAATAGAGAACGTGTAAATACCAGTAAGCCTTAAAATTACCTTCTCTTAATTTATTCCTGATGGCTTGTGGTGTACTGGGTCTGCCAGATTTGGTTAATAAGTCGGCTAGCCCTTCAGTATTCATGTCAACAAATGCCATTTTGGACTTGATGATACGTGACGCTTTATTACCGAATAAATTATCTAATTCGATTTCTTTTTCACTGCGCGATGATTTTATTTTTGTGTTCATGTAGCCAGTATAAACATCTTATTTATAGTACGCAATGTTCTATTTATTTAACTTATGTTTCATTTATAGGTTGTAATGTTCTATTTATTGTACTATTATACCTATAAATAGATCATTCAAGGATTAGTGTGAGCGTTCATAATATCAATCGTTTCTTAATTACAGTGCTTTCTATCGCTGGATTAATCCTGGATGGATATCAGGTATCGGACTTTTTTTTTATTATTTCACTGATTTTATGGCTGTATTTACCTGAATGTGATCGGTTTGAAAGTTACTTTTTAAAATGGTTAAAGAATGGAGAATATAATGTTTTTAAAAAACAAAAATAACGTAATTATATTAATTAGTCGGCACCAGGACCGGATTCAAGAGAAGGGTCAGCGCTTAGTTCAAAATCATACGGATGAACTGGCCAATATAGAGCGACTTCAGAATAAACTCTGTTGGCTAAAGAAAACTTACGGCCTAATTAAATGTATGTGTAACGGTTTTCTTAAGAAACAGATAGCCAAAATCAGAGCTATTATTAAAGCTCATAAAACAAAATGCTTTGCTATTTTAAATGAAATCATGGCATGGGAAAGAACCTGCCAATACCCCTTTATATAATGGAAATAATAATGCAGAATAAAATTGAGTGGGTAGGGGCCATTACAGGATTGGCAGGTGCGTTATTGCTTTCATTAAATATTAACGCTTCAGGCTATGGGTTTATTCTATTTTTATTATCTAATATTGCCTGGATAATATTCTCATTGCGTAGACGTACTTATGGCTTATTAGTGCAGCAGTTAGGATTTACGGCAACCAGTATAATAGGTGTGCTCAGATGGTTAGGTTAAAAATTAAAATTATTCGATTATTTATAATATTGGTATTTAGTTATGTATTAAGCGCTTGTATTCCTACTAATCAATCTGTGATTATGGATACGATACATGGCCTAGGTTCTTCTGAGTCGCCCTATAAACCAATTAAATTTCAACTTAATATTAATAAAGATGGTTTTATTAGTTTATTTGAAATATACCTGAACAACTATAAATACAGTCATTATTCATATGATGAGTCCACCAATAAAATACAAACTACTATATTGAGAGACAAAACAAGCTATCAAGAATTTCAATTAAATATTTTATTGGAAGATAATAATGAAAAAATACTTGTGACAATAGATAGTGAATTTTCTTTTTATAGTATGTCTGAAGAGAGACGAATCCCTCTGAGTTATAAGGTTCAGCAGGAAAATACGCATAAAAATGTGCGTGAATCAGTAAAGGAATTCTTCAGCAGTAAAGGAATAGAAATAGTAGATTTAAATTAAGATGTTCTACTATGTTAGGTGTTTTTTTACTAAATACTCTTTAACAACATCTGGATGAATCCGATAAACACCTTTACGGATACGGAAAATATATTTTGTACGGGTTATTTGTGATCGTCCAGGTTCAATAGTTGCAGCTGGTAGGAAGGAGTTAATGTAATCTGATTGAATATCATTAAAATACGCCTTAAATTCCTTTATATTAACCACGATACCAGAACTATCAGTATGTCCAAGTTTGCCAGTGGTGACAGCATCTAAAAAACGGTCTTTCATTTGCATATCAATAATCTTGCTAAAATTCAATCTTCTGATTCATTAGAAAAAACATTCTTAATACGGCGGTTTTTTACTTTCATTCTGTCTGTTGCACCTTCGGATTTTGCTTTAATATACGCTGAGTAGAGGACATCACGTCCAATGTACTTGTTAGCAGCCTTATCTTTATTAATAAATCCATCGGTATATCCGTCAATTGATGCCTCATCTACATCTGAATCGGTTGGTAATGTATATTTATTAGCCATGTTATTACCTCTCTGCCAGTGACTGGCTCTCAAATAATATGATAACTTTGTGTTTGCGCTTGATGGTTTGATAGCGGGGTGATCTGTCTCGGTTTGGAACAGCACTAAACATTAAATGGCCATGGCCATGGACAATGGTTTCTACCCCTGAACATGCTCGGCTTGTAATATTCAGATCATATGAAATATCTCTAGTAGTAGGTTGGATATTCCTATTTCCCAGACGCGAGTAGAGTGCTTTGTAATCGATACTGTCAATAATCAGGCCGCTAATATCACAATTTTTAAAATTTCCACTAACAATACGTAGAGTAATAGGGCGGGGATTAGGTAGTGGGAAATAAATTAACATATGTGATTTGATTTCCGCCGTGATAAGAACCTTATTGCCAGGCTCAGCTTGCACAGAAAAAGAAATTGCATTGATAATTAATAAACATAAGAAATAAACGGTATGGTTTTTCATTTCATTCTCCAGATAAAACATCATGAGCATAAATATAATGAACAGTCACATAATAAGGGGTTATTTGACCATAGTCAAATAGCCCCTTGTGATTATGTAGAAATATGAATGTTTGTTAGAATTTAACAATGGAACTTAAAAAAACAGAAAAATTAAGATTGTTGTTTATTGAGGCTAATTTATTGATAAACGGTGAAATTGGAAGGCCACTCCTTATGAGCCGTTTCTCAATGTCAGGAAAGACTGCTACAAGATCATTGTCATTTTATGAAGAGTATTGCCCTGGGCAGATGTTTATTGATCGAAGCCCGGTCAGGCCAATTTACAGTAAAACAAAAACATGCAAACCATGTTTGTTTAAATCTTTAGATGAAGCAACACGCTATATGGAAGCGGTGGATTTTATAGATCAACTCGCAGAACGAAATAATAAATGACAATAATCAGATTCATTTTATTAATTCTTGTTTTACTCCCGGATATAGGCAACTCATATGTTAAAAATAAATCCTTTTAAACCAAACAACCCTGCGCCAACAGCAATGTTCGCAGGCAGGTATGATGAAATAGATTCCCTTGATAAAGGCCTTAATCAAACAAAACATGGTCATAGCGCAAATTTCCTTATTACTGGGGAAAGGGGTATTGGTAAGTCATCATTAATGATGATGCTAAAAAGTACTGCTATTGGGAACATTAAAAGCTTTGATAAAATAACATTCAACTTTGTCGCTATTAATATAGTTATATCTGATAAGACCGATCTTGTTACTCTAATAAAGTTAATTGAAAGAAATATTTCTAGAGAAGTTGGCAAGCTAGAAATAATAAGAACCTTTTTAGCCCAAACATGGGGCTTCGTCCAAAGAATCAGAGTCCTGGATTCAGGTATTAATGAAGCAGAAAAGGATTCTAACTCAGACATTTTAATTAATGATTTCGCATACTCACTGTCTGAAACATGTAAACGCCTAATCAAACCAGAATATGACGAAGAAAAAAAAGATGGTATTTTATTTCTCTTTGATGAAGTTGACAACGCATGTGATGACCTAAGAATTGGTTATTTTTTTAAAACTGTAACTGAACTCCTTCAACAACATGGCTGTGACAATGTAATGTTTGTAGTTGCAGGCTTGCCTGATGTAGTAGAAAAACTATCTTGCTCACATGAATCTTCTGTTCGTATATTTACTCAATTAAAAATAGCAGAATTAAACCCAATGGACAGAGAATATGTTGTTGAAAAAGGACTTGAACAAGGCAATTTAATAAATACAGAGCAAACCACAGTTACAGAAGATGCAAAAAAACGCATATCGACATTGTCTGAAGGTTATCCTCATTTCATTCAGCAATTTGCATATTCTGCTTTTCAGTTTAATGATGATGGTGAAATATCTGATGAAGACGTACTTTCCGGAGCGCTATCTAAAGGTGGCGCAATAGATGCAATTGGGGATAGATACTACGCCAGCGCTTTTCATGACAAAATAAAATCCGACGAATATAGGCTAGTATTACAAATAATGGCTGAAAGCATGAATTCATGGATAAAAAAGAGTGAAATTCGCGACAAGTTTACAGGAAAAGACCAAACGATAACTGATGCATTACAAGCCTTAACAGCAAGAAAAATAATCTTAAAAAACCCTTCTAAAATGGGTGAGTACAGGTTACAGCAAAGAGGCTTTGCTCTTTGGATTAAGCTGTTTGGTAATCGCAAAAAATGATATAACAATTAACTAAGGGACGTAAAAAAAACGCTTCTCAGCAAGGCGTTAAACACATAAAAATATGATTAAAGATTATATTGATCAAATACAAAGTTGGACTTACACATACATAGGTCCTTTAAGTGAATCTGCTTTAAAGCATAGAAATCATATACTTTTAATTTCTGTATTAATGGTACTCATATCACCCGAAGTTAAAGTCACTTTCGGAAAAGTAAATGCCTTAGGTTTAGGTATTTCCCTTGATCCACCCCAAACTATTCATATAGGCATACTACTATTTTCACTACTTCTTTATCGTACAATCGCTTTTTGGGTCACCGCACTAATATCAAACGGTAAGAATGAAAAAAACGCTCGTAGAAAGGCAGCGCTAAAAGTTGATCCAAGTGAATTAATTCCACCAGCGCCAAGAGACATGGTAGACGTCATTCATGAAAAGTCTGAATCTATAATATACAATTGGAAATTTATAGGTTTTATATGGGAGTTTATTGTCCCAAATTTATTAGCAATGTATGCTTTAACAAGCTACACGTATCATTACTTTCATCATTTATAAAAACCATACAAATATATTAACACGGGTCAAAAACCCATAACTTCTTATGTCCTTTCTATATTTACAGAATGGACATAGACATATGTGGTATGCGTATTAACATAAGATACATTATGCACATAACTTATTGATTTTTATATGCTTTTATTTTGGTAATATTTCATCTTTAGGTAAATTTTGCAATGCGTTGATTAAATCTTCTAAAGCTTTTTCTCTTGTATCGCGTTTGATATGAAGTTCTAAATTTTTGGTTAAACCGCCAATGGCATGAACTGGTACAGCAAGAAACCTTTCACCATTACCAATTATAAATTATAAATTCATGTATTTCTATTCTAACTATATCATCAGCCCGAAAATATCGGTAATCAGTTACTTGTGTAAGCAGTTCATCTTTATCAATTATCATTTTTTAATGTCCGGTTATGTATAGTGATTTAACTGTTTTGTGAGGTGACGTCATATTCAATTAAAGCCAGTTTTTTCTCAAGTTTTCTAATTTCCTGAAATGCAATTCTAAGTTCCTCGTTCTTATTTTCTTCGCCTTCTTTATCTTCGGGTATTATGAAGTCAACAATACCTCCCTTCTCTATAAAATCTACAAGTTTTTTAACCGAAGAACCAAGTGCAACTTTTTTGTCACCTTCTTCCTTTGTTTTGATTTTTAGTGTTTTGATAACTTCGGCAGTTATTTCGTCGATACCTGCTTTCTTCTCGATTTGAGCTTCTTTTTCTAATTCATTAGCGAGTTTGCCGTTTTTTAATTTAAGCCCGCGCAATACTTCTGCTTGTATCATCATACTTTGTACTTTTTCAGCTACTTTGAGTGCTGATAATATTATAACACTCGTGGTAGTTGCTATACTCGCTATGACAGCCAGCTCTATGATAATTGAGCCTTTAGTCGCGCCTACTACCTTCACTTCCTCGGGCGATGCATTATGAACCATGGCAATGCCACGACCTATATCATACCAGGTGCTTCCCCAGTTTTTAAAGTCGGTTACGTTAGACATTAAAGCATTACCTGTAAAACTAACACGCATTAAAATTTCGTGATCAGTTTCATATTCCTCTTCAGTAACACAGCCTGTTAAACCACTTTTTAATTGGGTAGATTTACCAACACCTCCGTTTATTTCTTGTATTACTTGTGCAATATTCTGTGCGGATGTTGCTACATCTATAACATTTATATATAAAGTATCATTAACAAATTCAACGCCTTTTTCTCCTACATAGTCAGAAATTCCTAAATGATGAAGAAAATCTAATTGATCTCTAGTGAGCTGACCTAATGGGACTTTTGATAAACTATCAATTAATTCTTCTTTTTGTGATTCGAAAGGTACCTTTTGTTGGTTTGGTTGAGAATGTGTATGGAGAATGGTTTGTAGAGCTTGATACTTTTTAGCTATCTGTTTATTTTCTATTTCTAGGGTTATCCAGTGTGTTAATTCAAATAGTTCTGATACATTCATATCTTATCCTTAAAAACTCTAACAGTTTATAAATGAAATTATTTCCTGTAAACTTTTTTAGGAGATAACACATATCATATTTATAGTAATTACAATAAAAGCCTCAGGTTGTAAACTTTAGCTGTTTATTCTAGATTTATTTACAACCTAATGGCGCATTAAAAAAATACTGTCTGCCGTCATCTGAAGCAGACAATCTTTTAAAAATATAAACGCCTAAGTTAAAAGCCAATGGCTTTTCATTAAAAATTGAAAATAATTTCTACTTATTATATATCAATAAGTATTTATTTTAAATTGGGTTAAGGCTTTATGCCTGACAATCTTCTTGAATACTGTAAGAGTCACCTAAAGTTAAAAATACATCCCATAAACAAGCTGATTTAATATAGGTTTTCCAGGTTGAAAATTTATATTGACCATTTAGATCTGGATGATTTCTTACATAAACAAGCTTATCCCTAACCTCACGTATGAAATTATCTGCTAATACTTCATCTTCAAACCCTAGACCCACGGTATCTTTTCCATCGAAATCATGAAGTTCAAGACCATGATCATCAAGAGTAGTACCAAGCCTGATAGCAATTTCATTAAGATCAATTACAAACCTGCGTAGCTGTTCTGATTCTTTATCATCGATACAAATTTTAGAAAAACTCATCGAATATTCTCCAGTTTTTAAATTAATCCAGATTTATAACTGATCCGTCCCATCATGATTTATACGAAACTCGACTCCAAAAATGAGCCGTTTCCGCCTGAAACACTTGTGTATATATCTCCGTATTTTCACGGTATTCATGCCCTAATGCGGCTTGTAATACTGGCAAGGGTATCCAGTGCAACACTGCATTCACAGCAAAGCTATGTCTAAAAGTATGGGGCGAAATAGCTGAATCCTTATCCTCATCATCAAATAAGACATCCTTGTTATTTATCACCTTTGCGACTGCCTGTTTAACCCAGCGATTGGCTGTGTTCCTTGTGATGGTAAATAGAAAGTCTGATTTGCCACCCTTATTAGTGGCAAAATACCGCAGTGCCTCATCGATGTATTCACCGTCTAACAGTGGTAATACGCGGCGTGCGGGTTTTTTCTTGCTTTTAGAAGGCCTGCCCTTACGTTGCTTTAATGTCGGAATAAAGACCTCTGCGTTGTGCTCTCCAAAATGAAAGCATTCCCTGGTTAACAATAACACCTCTGAAATACGCGCGCCCGTATGAAACAAGGTATTGATTAAAAAGTGATGGGTATCGTTTTTGGTCACGCTTAATAATTTCTCAATTTCCGGTAAAAGCAAATAATCCGGTAAATCCTTTGCCTGTTCGAGTGTGCCTCTACGCCTTTTTTTGAAGTAAGCCCAATCAATCCCCGGCAGAATTAAGTCACCCAAGTATCCATTATGATGTATATGGGTATTTTTTTTTGCTAATGCTTGATTCATATATTACTCAGAATAATAAATATTCAGGCTCTCGTTTTTGCAATTACTTAATATTTTTATATCAAAAGCGGCTACCAAAATATATTAATCCATTATTTTTTCATACAAAAATAATCGATAAGCGATAAGCGCAATAATGCTACCTAAAAGACTTACAGAAATAAAAGTGTAAATTGAATCAAAACCATATTTGAGCGCTAATACAGGAATAATTACAGGCTCGCCATTATTAAAGATAAACTCGTGGGTTAACAATAGTAATGGTGTTAGCCCAGCACAGAAAATAAACAGAAAGGGTAGAAATAGTAATATTTTTAGTGTTTTCATCGATTCTTTTCCTATCATGCCTGTAAAGGCAGAAAACCGATATTTAACCAATCCTGCTCAGTAGGTTTATACCCTTCCATCCATGGCCACTCTATCTCTATATCCATTATTTCGCTGGCAAAATCACGGCGCTCGTGACTTACAAAATCGAGAATAGTTTCACCATCTGGATATCGAAAAGCACATGGCTGATCGAAGCCTTCTGGAACGGGAGATTTCTGATAATTATTTTTTAATGACATTGATCCACCTTATTTACCTAACGAGCGTCATCCGCCGACTTATCGAGCACGATAGACAAAAGAACACCCGCAACGTCACCCTCTCTGTCAGCCAGTTCCGTGATTTCACCGGCATCAATATCCAAATCAAATCCATCCGCACCTATTACACAAACATTAAATGGCTGCGACTTATCCTCAATTTCCATCAGCCGGTCAATCACATCCTGGACGCTTGTGTTTTCATATTGGTCATCTAATCTCATTGTTTTCACCTATTAGGTTTTATCAATATTTCTCACTAAGAATATTGTTGATCATAGACTTTCAGTAAATCCGCTTCGCTCTCGCCGGTTGCCTGGCTCACAAGGGTCACTGCGCTATGCACATCGGGTTCGTCCATTTTATCCATTTCAGCGTGTATCAGTTCTAGCATGGTTATGGCCTTTTTATTAATTGCTTTGATGGGTTTATTATAGCGCACCTAAATCATAAATGATACAAAATACTTGAAATAATAGTATTTATCATCATTATGTAGTGCCTAAATCGGGTTTCCCCCGCTGGCCATAAATCCTGCAGAAACCTGGTGAGATCCGGGCGCTCGTCCAACGCCTGGCTGCGCGTTTCAAAAAAGCCTATTTTTATAGGCTAAAATGAAACGATAATTTAAACAATGGAAAGGTCTGTCGAGAAGAGGGCGAAAACGGAAAATGATACAAAATGAGGGGTTTTGTATCAGTCAGAAAATAATTAATTGAATTAGGGTATGGGTGGCATTTCAGGCCTTTCATAAAATAAAGCCATACCATTTTGGTAATCTTTTGTGCCTAAGCTCCATAAGGAGTCAATATTTCTTAGATATGTTATTACGTTATGGCGTGGTGCATTTATGATGGCTTCTGGCTCAAATTGATGATCTATAGGTGGGGCATACGGTGTTTCAATTGGTGATGAACGATCAAAGATACCAATAGCAACAGGCCATGCGTCTGCCAGACTTCGAGTTATCTCCGAAATCGCTCGTTCATATGCTTCTAATGTTTCTGGGGTATCCGAAAAATAATATCTGGCCGCTACGATCACTGTTAGAGTGCCTTTGCGTTCACCAATAAACTGAACGGGCGACATCAAGCCGGCCATGTAAATTTTTTCAATGGCTTCCATCACTCGGGTATCGTGGTCTTCATCCCATATCACGGTGAAGTCATGTATCTGTGGCGGGTTGACAGGCGTTCTAGTCACATCAAGCCATTCGACAGACCTTAGGACTGAATAATGCGTGCCACGGCCTAATGAGCCAATGGGCTCTTGTTCGTCATAAAGGGTGGAAAATAAAGTTGAGTACACAGGGTATACAGTAGGCATGGTTTCTCTCCAGTTCATGGGTAAGGCGTAGTTTCATCTACTGCAAGAAAGCTTTCGGCCAACTCGCGGTTCAGGGTCTATCTTACACAAAATAAGGGGTTTTGGTGCATAGTGGGCGTTATAAAGCGTATTTTACTGAGTTATGTACCGGTGAACGCTTTTAGCTGTTACGTAGGCCGTCTTGGGAGCTTACTTAGTTTGTCCATAAAAAATTATTTTCTATCGACTGATTTCGGTCGAAATCGGTCGATAACAAGAAATGACTTATATGGGTTATGACTTAGATTGAATTGTAATTCTATACCCTGATAAATAAACGCCCAAACACATTACAATAGCCCCCAATAAAGGCATACCCAGTAAATATGTCGTTGGCATATGCAGATAATTCTCCGTTCTCAAGTGTGGATCGTTTGAGGTGTTAGTTATAAAACTCATTACATCTGACCACCCGCCACCTAATGAATAAATTATTAATGCTAATCCTAATGCTATCAGGCTTATTGATAGTATATTTTTTTTCATTTTATATTTACTCCTATGTCTCGTTATTTTTTTGTTTTGCTTCTACTTTTTTTAATTAAAAGTAACAGTCCAGCAAGTGGAAATATTAATAATGGAAGAATAAATATTTTTGAAATAATATTATCTATAGTCTTATCCGCATTGGTTTCGAAACCATTAAAATAACCAATTAATAGAGCAATTATTGGCATTAAGGTTATCAAAATCAACAATAAAGTTAAAACATGATCGGGTTTGGTATTATTCTCACTCATTAATTTATCCTCGATTTATTCCAATATCCTACTCTTTACCATAATGCGATGGATCGAAGGTATAATTAATTCCAGCAGTCCACAAATAACTGATGGGATTAACACTTTTTCCTAACTTTAATTTATTAATAGTCATTCTTGCAGTTGTTAATGCCTGTACTGAACGCCTATAGTCATCTCTCTCTAAATCAATATTTTGTATTAACTCTAATAACTTATCTCTTTCTGAGCGCAAATCATCATTATTACCATCCATAATATTACCGTCTATTAGATTTATAACTTGTTCTTTTGTTTTCAT